TTTTGGGAAAGGGACATTTTAATATCTGAAGTAGTTACGATGCTTCCAGTTAGTGATCCTGTTAATACAGATTGGTAATCTCTCCATCTAAATTCTAAGCATGGAGGGTAAATTGTATTTGTGTCAACACTATAATATTTGAATTGGGGTTGGATATATTCGCTTGAATTAAATTCTTGAGATCCTGTTAATTTTACTATAAATCCATAATTTGGAAGGATTGAACTAGACCAAGCATTTACTGTTGTTTTAACATTTACTTCTATATCTTTTTCACTACGTAATTCAAAAGATTGAGTTACTCTATAAATAGATCCTGTAAAAAAGTTACCTCCTCCTTGAGATGAATAAGTTACATTGTATGATCCTGTAAACCCCGCGCCTGACATACTCCAAGGATTAGATCCACTATAACTTGAATATGCCCAAGATGAACCATTTTCTGTTATAGGAGAATCTAAAGTATATCCGGTTCCATTATTCCAATTTTGAGCAACAGGTAATATTTCTAAAGAAGTATTTAAATTAATTCCTTGAGCTTCTGCTATAAAATTTTTAAAATATACATCATATGTACTTCCCGATATTTTATTGGTAATAATATCTGTAATTTCATTTGTATCAAATTTTACTAAATATCTAGCTACATCTGGGGTTCCATTAATATTTAATTTATTAGATGCTTCTAAAATAGCATCTAACCCTGCATTCATGGTAGGATATGCGGAATATAATGTAGTGTCTTGGGTAGGAAATATTTTATATACAGCCATTAATATATTTTATTATAAATATAGCGTTATAAAGGAACTACTTTACCTTTTATATCTTGATTAAGGTATTTCAATTCAAATATACTAGGGTCTAATGAAGGATAAATTATTTGATTTTGAGTAGCTCCCTCTATATCATAAGCGTATTGTGAATATCCTGTTGAAGTTCCTGCTTTATTTACAATAGATATATTTTTTACAGTTTGAACTCCTTTAATTTTATCAAGCAAAATATATAAATCTCGTATTATAATAGGTTGATTTAATTGCCATCTATCAATAAAAAAATATGATTGTAGAGCTGAGATACAAGATAATAAAACTTCACTATTATTATATTCAGGGGTTGTTATAATTTCAAAATTAACCCCAATATTAATAATATATGCATCTCTAATTTCTATATTATCTCCAATCATTCTGTATTGGGACATATAGGTTTTTAAATTATTTTTTAAAGTTGTATTAGCATAATCTAATTTTCCAGATAAATTTAAAGATAAAATATATAAACTTAAAGTTTCAATTGTTGATACTTGATTGTCTGTTAATTTAGGTTGTTCAATATATGCTTTTGAAATTGAACCATATTCAGAAGGCATACTTAAAGCTCTAATTAAATAATCATCTGCAGTAACTGAACGTTTTTGGGATGAAACTAATGCTAAAGTATTTTGTCGAATTTCTTCTAGTGTATCTCCTCCCCTACCCCCAGTTGCTGCTATTGGGTTATTTGAGGATAAAGAAGCAAATATATAATTTGCTAAATCTGAATTTAAATTACTATTATTAAATTTTGCTTTATTTGTATTTAAATTAGTTATAGAATTTGCTGGGAGATTTGAGTCTACACCACCACCCTTTAAATATCTAACAGTTAATGTTGTGTTTGCAGGTGAAATTCCATATGTCCCTGTATGTAAAAAATTAAGTGGAGAAAAGGATGTGGTTAATTTATCTTTTTGAAAAGGTAATCCAATACCTACATTATTAGGATTTGGAGTAATTTCTTCAGTAGTATCACTTGGTGAACCCGCTCCAAATTGGATTTGTAAATTTGATAAAGAGATAAAACGAGTAGCAAATCTTCTTGCAACTTTTTTTAATTTTAATAAAGATGTAGTTTTATATAAGTTATTGGGATCGTTAATATTAGTATTTTTTATTGAATCAAATATCATTTCTTGTGCTAAATGATCTACTTCATACCATATATTACCATCAGAATCAGTAACATCTAATATTTTTATAATATTATTATCTTGGATATTAATAGTTTGAAAGGGTGAAGGAGATCCAAAAAAAAAGGTTAATGTTTTAGTTTCTGCTGATATAGCCTTTCTACTTTTTTTTAAAAGAAAATATTGGGGTATATTTCCAGATATTTGATATACAGAAATTTCGGTTGGGTCTAAAGAACTTGAAACAGAAAAATCAATTTTATCTTGGATAATAAAATTAGAGGGATTTGGAGAAGAAATATTAGTATTTTCATCAATAGTAATAGCATATCTATAATCAGGAACATAATTACCATTAATATCACTAATTGAAGGTAATTGTTGATAAAAATCAATATCTGTCTGGGCAACCCCCGTGGTTTTTGGTTTATAGCCAAACATATATGCTAACTCAAACACATTGTTTGTTTGTTGAGCATATTGAATAAAGGTTTCTTGAAATTGATTGTCTAAATAAAAACTTAAAACATCTCCTACATAAGCGGCTTGTTCTATAAACATCATACCGGGTGATGTTGCTGAAAAGTCGTTGTAGGTTGAAGGGAAATATGTTTGGGTAAATTCAATTAATCTTGATCTAAAGGATTCAAAGTCACGATTAATATATTTTATATCTCTATTAGTTTTAGCCATTTTTTAAAAGTTAAAAGTTAAGTTATCATTAATATTAGAATTAGCAATAGAATATTTTAATTGAACTACTACAGAATTTTCATCATCTTTTTTAAGTACATCTAATGAGTTAATTATAACATTTGGAAAATATGTTTCTAATTTTAAACTTACATTTTCTTTTAATCCATTTAGTGAATTTTCGTGAATTTGTTGAAATATAAAAGATCTTAAACCACCCCCAAAAGTAGGATTTAATGGTATTTCTCCAGGATTTGTTAAAAAATAGTTAATTAAATTGTTTTTTATAGCGTGAGATGTTAGATAATTTAAAGTAAAAACAGAAGGTCCACTAAATGGTAAATTTACTCCAACTGCAAGATTTGGATTTAAATCAATTGGATTTATTAATTGTGGATTAAATGCCATTATTTACTATTTAAAAGACCCATTATTTGTTCCATACCTAATTCTCCAGCTCCTAAACTTCCGTTTACAGGATCACCCATTTGTGGTGTAAAAGATTGAGCGTTTTGAGAAGTAAAACTTAAAGCTGTTTCTCCTAATACCTCAGCATATTTTGATCTAAAATCTATTGGTGGTGGTGCATAAGATGGATTTGGGTTAGAAGTAGGAGTGTAAGATTCTCTTACTATTTGTTTAGAAGATTTTACTGCTTCCAATAGAATATCTTTTAATTCTTCTTGAATTGCTTCTCTTACGGCTTCTTTAATAATTTTTTTAAAATCTGTACTTTTCATATGGTTATAAATATAGGGTTAATCTGCTTTTAAATCATTTGTTTGAATATAAAATACAAGTTCATCTATTAGTATTTGATCAATTGAACTAAATGACCATTCTCCTGTTAGCATTACTACACCTTGTTTATTTGTAGCTATAGCTCTTCTACGTTTTATAGATAATGTTAATGATTGTGGTTCTGTTTCAACACCCATTGTAAATCCATTTACATTTGTAACTATTGGGGATTCTTGATTTGATTCTTCTGTAGTAATTGCTGTTAATTCTGAAGAAATTTGTTCTTGGTTAGCATCAGGATAACAATGTTGAACTAAATTATCTAAAAGACTTAAATATTGAAGAGCTTGAGTTATTACTGATTTTAGTAAGGTTAATGGGGAAGATAAATTGTTTATTTTTCCTTGTTCACCTTTTATTTTATCTTTTAATAAATTAATTATATCTCCTGATTTATTAATAACACCAACAGGAATACCAATCCCTGGGGGGATTGAGGAAGGTAAGGCTAATGAAGCTATATCTAAACCTAAAATGGTTTTAGATAAAATAGAAATAAATTTATTAGTTGAGTTAATAAATTTTTCAGTAGATTGAATTACTTTAAAAAGTCTATTTAATTGTTTTACTAATCTATTTTTACGTGAAATAATTCTATTTAATTCTGTTTGGGTAGGAAATGTAATTTGATTTTGTAAATCAGAAATCTTAGTTTTTCCTTTAGCTACTAATTTATCAACTTGAGTAACTCCAAACCCTGCAGTTAAAGTTAATATTAAAGGAATTAAACGACTTTTAACATTAATTACAGAAGTTGTTAATTTTTTTTGAAAAAAAGATGAAGGAGATTTTAATGATTTAGTTAAACCTTTAATTTGATCATCTGTTAATAAAGTAGAGTTTATTTTATCTTGATCTAAACTTTTTTGAATTAATTGAAGTTGAATTACTCCTAAATCCGATTTAATACTACCATCTCCATAATATGGAGTAAAATTTTGGGGGGTATATCCTTTTAAACTAACAGAAATATTAATTTTTTTATCTGAGGTTGTTTTTCCTTTAAGGATAAATTGTCCATTAATTTTTGAGGTGGTTTGGTTTTGGTCGTTAGTAGATATTTTAGCTCCTGGGATTGTTTTGTTGGGGTTTGTAGAATCAACAACCGTTCCTTCTATTGAGTATTCTATTTCAGTAGGGGAAGATATAGGTGTTAAATTAATATTATCTGATGAATTATCTAGTGTCATTCTATTTTTACTTTTTTAGATGCTAAACTATCTAGACTAGATTCAATTGTAGCTAATGCTTGGGTAGCAGTTAAAGATACTACATTTAATGGGCCATTAGGGATAGGAATCCCAGCAGGATACATTTGATCTAGTTGTAAAACATTAGTAATACTTTTTAAAATTGATGTAATTTGTTTTAAAGTAGTTATTGTTTTATCTCCTAATAATACAGATTCTGTAGCTCTTTTAGATCCTAAATATAAATTAGTAGTATCTAATACTATATCATTTC